CAACCAGGGCCGGGTTAATGATGCCATCGCAGACGCACAGGCCCTGATAGACAGCTATGCAGGCAAGCGGCACAACGTGCCGCTTGATCCTGTGCCTAGAGTGATCCAGCGGGCTGCCTGCGTAATTGCAATCTATAACTTGTTTGCACGAAGGCTGGGCGCTCCGGAAGAATGGCAACGCAGGCATGAGGCCCAAGTGCGGTGGCTGCGGGATCTGGCAGACGGCAAGGTGACTTTGGGCGGTGGTGACCCCACAGGCACGCCGAATGCGGAGCCTGTTTTAGCTCAAAGTCAGACAAGGATATTCAGCCGCGACACCTTGAAGGATTTTTAACCATGCTCCACCTGTCGCTCAAAACAAGCCCCGAAGCCGTTAAGCGGCGGCTTGCGCGCTTCAACGGTCGGGCAAAAGACCTTAAACCTTTGCGCAAGGAATTCGCCGAATGCATGGTCAGCAGCACCAAAAAAACCTTTTCCTCGGGCGGCAGGCCGAACAAGTGGAAGCCATCAAAGCGGGCCGCGACAACCGGCGGAAAGACTCTTATCAAGTCCGCGCGGCTCAAGAAGTCGATCACCGGCAAAGTCCGTGGTGAAGATGTCCTGGTGGGAACCAATGTGGCGTATGGCCGGGTGCATCAGCTTGGGATTGATGAGCGCGTAACCGAGCATGTCAAAACTCACACTCGCAGGACAAAAATCGGAGTGAGCATCGTCAAGGCCCATACCAGGACCAGACGTATGAAGCTGCCAGCCAGGCCGTTTTTAAAAGTCCTGGCCAGTGATCGCCGTTACCTGAGAAAAGCCCTTAAGCGGCATATGGCAGGTGGCAAATGATTGATTTGTTGGCAGCTGTAAAAGCCAAGCTGGAGGCCACGGCGGCCTTCAAGCGTGTGTTCTACAGCGAATACCAATCCGCTGAAGGTGACTATGTACCGCGGTCTTTTCCGCTTCCGGCAGTTGGCATCAAGGATCGCGGCGAAGGCAACCCTGAAGATCGGACAGCCGGCGGCATGACCAGGTTTTTTGACTTCCGGGTTGTGGTTTATTCGCCCCTACCTGGCCGGGAGACCGGAGACGGATTGATGCCGATCTTGGCACTTGGCGAGCAGGTGCGCCAGGCCCTGCATCGGCACTGCCTCGGCTTGAACGGTATTTGCAGGTATGAGGGTGCGGAAGAGTCAACCGCGATTGAGTTTAAAGCCCGCGCGGCCATGCGCCTGGGTTTGAACTTTAGCTACGAATTGGAGGGCTGAAAATGAGGGCGCGACACGCATATCATAACAAGCTGGTCGTCTCTGCCGGGAATAAAGAGCGGCAACTTAACGAGCCCAGGCCGCCTGATACTTTGTTTTTGGTTGAGCTGGGCGACATTTTGGGCAGTGGGACCAGGTCCGAGGCCGAGGGCCTTTTGGCCGGAGGTCCTGCCGAGAGCCAGAGGACTTACAAGTTGGGCGGCACGGCAGAAGGCGCAATTAACTTCGAAAAAATGCAGCCTCAGCACTTGGCTTTTCTGGCCGCTTACGGTATGGGGAATTGCTCAACCGAGGCCGCCGGAACCGGGTATCTGCACACACTCACACCGATCAACACAAGCCTTGATGCGCGCCGGGATCTGCCCACATTTACTGGGGTGCAGCAACTCGGGGGCAGCATTTTTAAACGGCTTTTCGCCAGCCTGGCGGTTGACAGCTTTACCTTAAGTTTCGCCTCTGATGACTGGGTTAAAGCAAGGGGCCAGCTCAAGGGCACTGGCAAGACCCAGCTTAATATCGTCTCCGAGCAGATCAGCGGCATGGGCAATGCCGCGAGCATTGCACTCGCGGCAAACGGGGTCGAAGGCTCCACCGCAGCCGCTCGTTTAGACAGCATCCACCAGGTGCGATTTAAAGCCACGGCGGGCGGCGGCTGGGTCGACGTGTTTGCAACTGCTGTAAGCGCAGCCACTCCGGCCGAGATCACAATCAACCCGCCGACTGCTGGGGCAGACGCCGGTACCTTTGAGGTGCTCTATGTGCCGACTGAGTCGGCAAGCCTTGACAGCGGATCTGCCACGGCAGACCCGACTTTTGACTACGCCAACCAGCTTTCCACACTCACAGACACCGCCGCCACGATGGTTGAGGGCGAACATGTCGGGCGCTATGTTGTCATGACTTCCGGCACGGCGGAAAGCGGCCTGTTCTGGCCGATCTCGGCCAACACAGCAACGACCATTACCGCCGAAGGAGATCTCTATTCGGCGGGCGTCCGCAGCGCCGACACCTACAAGATTGTTCAATACGGCTGGCTGCCGATCAATCAAGCCGCAGTGTCCGAGCCTCCCATGCGTTGCGACCAGCTCGACCTGGTCGTGGGCGGCGATTACAACGGCACCAGCTTCAGCGGTGGCCGCGCCCTTGGTGATGAGGTGGACTCCTTTGAATGGAGTTACAACAACGCAGTTGACGCCAAACGCACCGCCAAGACAAAGGATGCCGCCGGTGTGCTTGAGCGCGGAGAGCGGACCCAGACAATCCGGGTTGACCGTCGCCTTGCCGATGCCATCTATCAAGCCATGATGGAAAACAAAGACAGCATCGAGGCCGAGTACATGGCTATCAGAGTCAGCGGCGAAGGGCCGGAGTATGAGACTGGGCAGACCTATTGGTGGGAGATCATTTTCCCGCGCGTTGCCTTGGGCAACGCTGCTCCCTCGGTCGACGGGCAGAAGCTCAAAGAGGGACTGGAGCTGGAAGTCAAGGCTCACCCGGTTCATGGCTCGGTCATTGTCAAAATTCGGAATAAGGTTGCGGGCTACGCAGCCTAAGAAAGGGGTTACCAAATGGGCGAAGTGCAACTGATCATTGGCCAGAAAAAAGAATTCAGCAAGGTGCTCACAGACAGCGGCAGTGGAGTTGAGCTTGAGGTCTTTTACCGCCTGCCGACCAATGCAGAACGCATTGCTTTCAACAAGAAGCTTAAGGTCAAGAAAAAGGGCAATATCGTCGAGATGAGCCAGAAGCTTGCCCGACAAAAAGTCCTGCCGCTTTTAAAGCGTTTTCGCTGGCCCGACTCTGATCCGGATACGAGAGTTCATCTTGAAATCGACGACAAGCTTGTGCCGCTTAGCTGCGAGCAAAATGATCCCGGATACCGGGAAGACTGGCGCAGCCTGCTTGGAAAAGCCCTGCCCAACATGTTTGAGTATCTGGGTAACATCTTATTCTCGGGCGTCAGCGACGACGAAGCCGACGATGACGACGAGGAGGACGAAGACTACCCAAACTAGTTGATGATGTGCTTGGCCTGGCGCTGGACCCATGCACCGATGAGCGCCGGGCAAAGTGCCGAGAAGAGTTTCCAGACCCAGCCCATCTCGCGTGGGCTTGCGCAAAATGCAAATCAAAGAGGCCGGAAGATGTCAGTCCGTATGTTGATCATTTACTTATGCTGCACAGACTTAAAAAAGCGGGCTATCCGTTCGGGCAGGATGATTTCGACCTCGAAACCTGGATTGACCTCGGACTCGTTACTGAAATCTTGGAACAAGTGAGCAATATTAAGCAGTGGCAAAAAGCGGCGATACATACGAGCTTAAAATAAAAGTCGGGACCGAGGGAGTGAAATCCATTGATTTGGTCGACGGCAAAGTTGACAAGCTCGGCAAGTCTGCCCAGAAGAGCACCGGCAGGTTCGGCAAGATGCGCGAATCAGCCTCGCGTGTGCCGCTTCAGCTTAAAGTTTTAGCCGGCGCGCTCACTGTCCTGATCGGAATCTTTACCGGCTCAATCGCCGCCGCCGCATCGTTCCAGTCCCAGCTTGCGGTTGTGTCGACCATGCTTGACACCGCCAGCCTCGGCACTAAAAAATACAATGCCTTAATGCAGTCCTATTCAATCGGCATGCGCGCTCTTAGCGTTGAGATGGGCGAGAGCACAGCCACTTTAAGTAAGGGCTTGTATGACATCTTGAGTGCATCCATCCCCCCGGCGAAGGCGATGGATGTGCTCACGATTGCGACTAAAGCCGCAAAGGCGGGCATAACAGATACTGCCACGAGCGTGGACTTTATCACAAGTGCGCTTAATGCGTATGGGATGCAAGCCGAGGATGCCGGAAAGGTATCTGATATTGCTTTTGCCACGGTGGCGAGCGGCAAGACTACGTTTGCCGAGTTGGCGTCTTCCATTGGCCAGGTAGCGCCGGAGGCAGCCGCATCCGGTATTCAGCTTGATCAGCTCGGGGCCATGCTCGCGACTGTCACCAAAGCCGGCATCAGCACTTCAGAAAGTGTAACTGCGATTAATCAGCTAATTGTCGCCTTTAAGCGTGAGTCGCCAAAGGCCATTCAGGCCTGGAAAGACTTAAGCGCCGGGACCTCATTAGCTGGCGCGGCTTGGAATAAAAGTCTTATCCAGGGTAATAACCTAAGCAAAACGCTTGGCGTTCTTTCCAAGGCAACAGATAGTCAAAAGCTGGCGTTGTTTTCCGAAATCAATGCAATGAAGGCGGCTAATGTTCTGATCGCGCAGCAAGACGACTACCGGTTAAATTTGGCTCGCACTACAAAAGCCGCCGGCCAGACTCAAGCGGCTTACGACAAGGTCACGCGCACTCTTAACCATCAATTAAGCCGCTTCTGGCAGGTCATCAAGGATGTGGCGGTTGAGATCGGCAATCACTTTTTACCGCCCTTGACCGAGGCAGTCGAATGGATGGTGGAGTGGTACCAAGCCAATAAACAGCTTATAGACCAGAAAATTGATGATTATGTGGGAAGCGTGGTCCGCTGGATCACCGATCTGATCAAAAGCATCAAATCATGGTACGACGCAAACGGCGACCTGCTTGAGCAGGATATCGGCGAATTTTTCGGTGAGATTCAAGCAACAGGCGCGAAAGCCTGGGAAGTTGTAAGCGGCATTGCCAAGGCGATCGCGGCTGTCTATGACGGCATTGTGGCTGTCATTGAGTATATTGAAAACTCAGACGTTACCAGCCAACTGGCCATTGCAAACAATACCGATATCGCGAACAGCATTGGTAGCGGCATTGGTCATGACTTAGTTGTCGCCGAGGTTTATGCCGCTGCCCAGGCTAAAGCACAGGCCGCGATTGAGGCCCAAAAATTAATTGTAAATGCGTACAAAGATACAACTGTTCAGCTCACGACAATGGCTGGGAGCACTGCCAATGCTCAGATTGATGCGGCTCTCAAAAGTGCAAAAGCATACGATGATAAAGCCAAAAAAATCGTCAAAAAAGAAAAGTTGGTAACCGCCGCCACTTCAACCGAGCTCACAAAACAACAAAAAGCCATACTTGAACTACATAAACACGAAAACCAGCTCGCAGCCCAGGCAGCAAAAGAGCGCATCGATGCCGCCCATTCAGTCGCCCGGTTTGAGTTGGAACAGCGGGAAGAGGGCTTGGCCAAGGCCAAGGCCATTTACAATGCCGAAACCATCGCACTCTATAATAAATACTCCGAGCAGATGGCGCTTGCCGGCCGATCTGAAGATGAGATGACACGCAAGCTTGCCGCCTTTGAGCAGCAAAGGGAAAGGGATTATTGGCAGTCCCTTTTAGCGCAAGACGGGCGCACTCAAGAGTGGCTGCGGAAGCGCGTAGCTTACATCAAGCAGAATGTAGCTGATGAGCGCATTGCTCAGCAGCTCATCAC